AAGAAGGCCGACAAGCAGGCCTCCGATCTCGCCAAGCTGACGCGCCAGGACGAGATGGACGCGGCCAGGAATGCCATTGAGATCAAGAAAGCCAACCTCGCGGCGGCCGTCCAGAACGGCCAGATCACCCACGCCCAGGAGCTGGCCGAGCTGAAGAAGTTCCACGCCGAGGAACTGAAGATCGAGATTGACGCGCTCCTCGCCGAGCAGGCCCTGCATAAGGATGACCCGGTGAAGTTCGCCGAGATTCAGAATCGGATCCTGGCCGCAAAGCGCAAGTCGAACCTCGACATTCAGAAGATCAACACCCAGGCGGCCCAGGAGGAGATGAAGACCTGGACCCAGGTGGCCGGGCTCATCACCAACAGCCTGGGTAACGCCCTCACCGGCCTGCTCACCAAGACAAAGAGCTTCGCCAGCGCGGTGCAGGGCCTCTTCGCTGACCTGGCCAACAGTTTCACCAAGCTCGTCATGGACATGGCTATGGAGTGGGTGAAGGGCGAGCTAATCAAGAAGGCCGCCAGCGTCTCCAGCGCCACCACCCAGGCCACCGGCAACGCCGTGGTGGCTGGTTCCGGCGCCGCGGCGTCTGCCGCCTCCATCCCGGTCTACGGCTGGGTCATCGCCCTGGCCGCTGGCGCGGCGGTCCTGGCGGGCGTCATGGGCATGAAGTCGAGTATCGGCAGCGCCGCAGGTGGCTGGGACATCCCGGCCGGCCTGAACCCGATGGCTCAGCTCCATGAAGAGGAAATGGTCCTCCCGAAGGAGCAGGCCAACGCCGTGCGCGACATGGCCAAGAACGGCGGCGGGAAGGCCCCGCAGATCCATATCCACGCCATGGATGCGAAGAGCTTCAAGCAGGCCCTCAGCCGTAACCAGGGCGGACTTCTTGACGTCCTGAGCGAAGCCATGCGGAACGGGAGGCGCTGATGTCAAATCTCGTTTTCCCTTCCCTCCCAGGAATGGACATCGCGATCAAGCGCACGCCTATCTTCGCCACGAAGATCCAGACCGCCAGCAGCGGGAAGGAACTGCGGGCCTCATTCCAGAGCACGCCGCGGTATCGCTATTCCCTGCCCTTGAACTTCCTTCGCCAGGCCGTGCTCAACGCGGACACCGACGAAGTGGCCATGCTCCTCAACATATTCAATGCCGCTAAGGGTCGGTGGGATTCGTTCCTCTACACGGACCCCTACTCGAACACGGCGGCAAACACGCCATTTGGGACCGGCGGCGGGTCAACGTCTGCGTTCCAGATCCTCGACATTGAGGGCATGCCTATCTTCGACCTGAACGGGACGCCCACCATCACGCGCACGGATTGGCAGGGGACGCAGACACTCTATGTGACACCGAGAACGAACCTGATATTGCAATCTCAGACATTGAACAGCGGGTCATGGAACAACTCAAACGCAACGGTAGCAGATGACTCTGAAGTGGCTCCAGACGGGACCACCACTGCTGAAGTCTTCACCGCCACTGGTTCGGGAAGTTCTAATCCCTACGGGATCCAACAAATCACTCTCCAGCCAGGGACATACACCGTTTCGGCCTGGATGAAAGGGTATGGGACGGCTATCGGGAAAAAAGCTGGTCCTTGGCCGTGGGCGGCCGGCACGGGAACCATTAGCGGGACGCTGCCCCCATTTCAGAATCTGACCGGGTCGTGGCAGCGCTTCACGCTAACTTTTACCGTTGCCACAGCGGGGACATTCTATATCCGTTGGGACTACAGTTCTGGCGCTGCGGCGGTAGGCGAGCGGTGTGCCATTTGGGGTTTCCAGGTTGAGACTGGATCGGCCGCCACCGCCTACATCCCCACCACCACAGCCGCAGTTACCGTCACGGACTACACGCTCAGTAGCACCGGCTTGGTCACTCTCGGGCAAGCCCCGGTGTTGGGCGCGGCTCTGGCCTGGAGCGGGAACTACTACCGTCGCGTCCGGTTCGACACTGACGAGCTGGATTTCGAGCGGTTCCTTGATCGTGTCTGGGAAGCCAAGGCGCTCCCCCTCATCAGCGTGAAGTGATGAAAGCCGCCTCCGCTGGTTTCATCGCTCTCCTTAACAGGAACAACACCTTCCTGATGGCGGATCTCTACACGTTCACGCTCCGCAGCGGCACCATCCTGCGCTGGACCTCGGCTGACACGGACATCGTTCTCAGCGGAACCACATTCACGGCCTCGATCGATCAGGGCACCCAGCCCCTCCTCCAGCGGGGTAGCATCCGCATGGCCAAGGGGCTTGAGGTCGGGACCATGGACCTCGACCTGCTGTGTGGCGGGTCGGCCCAGATCTCCGGCATCTCGCTGCCCCTCTACGCCCACAACGGCGGCTTCGACGGCTGCCGGGTGAAGGTGGAGCGCGTGTTCATGCCGACCTGGGGGGACACCTCCAACGGCTCAACGATCCTTTTCGAGGGCAACGTCGCCAGCATCGATCCGTCCTCGACCCTGGTCGCCTTGAAGCTGAAGGACGACCGGGAGCGGCTCACGAACACGATGCCGCACACCCTCTTCATGCCGAGCTGCGCGAACACCTTCGGGGACGCGAACTGCGGGGAGAGCCTCGCCGCCCTCACGGATGCTGGCACAGCCGGGGCCGGAACGAACGCCAACCAGGTCAATGTGGGCACCGGCCATGTGGACGGCTACTACAACCTCGGCGTGCTCGCCATGACGTCTGGGTTGGCCTCTGGGTCGCGCAGGGCCGTGAAGTCCTACGTGGGGGGCATCGCGGTCCTCGCGATGCCCCTGCCCTCCACAGCGGCTCCTGGCGACACCTACACAATTTACCCGGGCTGTGCCCGATCCAAGGCTGCCTGCACCACTTGGGCGAACCTGGACCGCTTCCGGGGCTGCCCCTTTGTTCCGCCTCCGGAGACGACGAGGTAATGATGATCCCCGATATCATGCTGGCCGCCCATGCCCAGATCGAGCACTTGCCCATTGATGAGCAGCAGCAGCGCCTGGATGTGGTCCAGGAAGCCCTGACCTGGTGCGGCACCCCCTACCACCACCAGGGGCGTGTCAAGGGCGCCGGGGTGGACTGCGGCATGCTGCTGGCCGAGGTCTACGAACGGGCTGGCGTGCTGCCCCATGTCGTGCCCGAGGACTACCCCGCCGACTGGCACCTGCACCGGGACGGAGAGCGCATGCGGGCCCTGGTCACTGAGCATGCCCGCCCGGTGGACGCCCCGCAGCCAGGAGACATCGCACTTTTCCGCTACGGCCGCTGCCTCAGCCACGCCGCCATCGTCATCGAGTGGCCCGTGATCATTCACGCCTACCTGGACGCAGGCGAGGTCGTCCTTGATGACGCCACGGCCAACCAGGATCTAAGCGAGCGCCTGGCGGGCTTCTGGTCGCCTTGGGGAGGTGCCTGATGGGCGGCCGCGGGCACAGCACCAGCACCACCGAAGACGTCCTCGCGGGGATTCAGCTTCAGACCTCGTCCTACGGCGGGGTTCTGCCCATCGTCTACGGCACCAACCGAATCCCTGGGAACCTGATCGACTACGACGATTTCACGCCCATTGCCCATACCAGCAGCCAGCGGGTCGGAAAGGGGGGCGGTGGTGGGTCCACGATGACCAGCACCACCTACACCTACACGGCGGGCGTGATTCTGGCCCTCTGTGAGGGCCCGGTCACCGGCATCAACCAGGTGTGGCGGGACAAGGAGATTGGGAGCCTCAGCAGCTACGGGTTGACCCTCTACACGGGCACTCGACCCCAGACGGCCTGGCCCACCTGGACGTCGAAACACCCCACCAAGGCCATCGGCTACAGCGGCATGGCCCTGGTCTGCGCGGCCGCCATCGACCTCGGCACTTCGGGAGCCATGAAGAACCATTCCTTCGAGGTGATCGGCCTCCTGGCCACCCAGCAGGACCCCAACGCGACAGCCGCCTATGACGCCAAACCGAGCGACATCATCCCCGACTTCCTGACGAACCCCTACTATGGCGCGGGCTGGAACTCGGCCCAGATCGCCGACCTGGTCACCGGGGCCTCGAGCTTCGCGACCTACTGCCAGGCCATGGGCTTCGTGCTGAGCCCTGCCTTCGTTGAGCAGAAGCCCGCGGCCGCGCATCTGCAGGAACTGCTGGACGCCACCAATTCGGAGGCCGTCTGGACCGCTGGCGCCGCGGCGATGACCCTCAAGATCGTCCCCTACGGCGACCAGCCCCTCACGGCCAACGGGACCACCTTCACGCCGAACACGACCCCGCTCTACGACCTGGGCGTGGATGACTTCTTGGTGGACAGCCCGGATGAGGACCCGATCTCAGTCAGCATCACCAGCCCGCAGGACGTGAAGAACTGCGTCCCCGTTGAGTTCGTGAACCGGCTGAATGCCTACAACATCAGCGTCCTGGACGATCCCGAACCTGTGGACGTGGCCCTGAACGGCACGAAGAAGGACTCGCCCATCGTCCTCCATTCGATCACCCGGGCGGCCCACGCGCTCCAGATCAGCCGGATCCGGGCCCAGCGCAACGTGAATGTGCGCCGGACCTACACCTTCCGGGTCGGCTGGCGCTTCATCCTGCTCGAGCCCATGGTCGACTTGGTCACCCTCACCGAGCCCTTCCTTGGCCTGGATCACAAGGTCTGCCGCATCAAGAGTGTCGAGATCCCTGATGAGGGCACCGAAGAGCAGGGCCTCACCATCACGGCCGAGGAGTGGCCCTTCGGGACGGGCACAGCGACCCTCTACACGACCCAGACGGGCGATGGCACGGCCCCTAACGTCAACGCGGATCCTGGAAACGCCAACACCCCCGTGATCTTCGATGTTCCCGCGCTCTACCGGGCCGGAGCGGATGCCGAGGTCATGGTCGCCACCTCCGGAGGGGCGCTCTGGGGCGGCTGTGAGGTGTGGGTTTCCAGCGATGGGACGACCTATGCACAGGCTGGGCAGATCACTGCGCCCGCTCGGCACGGGGTGCTGACCGCTGACATGGCCGCCGGATCAACCCAGCAGGACACCACCTCGACCTGCGCGGTTGACCTCTCAGTCAGCAAGGGCACCTTGCAGAGCGTGGCCGCCCAGGTGGCGCGGGATGGCCTCAGCCTCTGCTGGTGTGACGGGGAGATGTTCACCTACCAGAACGCCACCCTGACCGGCGCGAACGCCTACACCCTCGGCACGCTCCTGGTCCGGGGCCTCTGGGGCACGGTGCAGGCCTCTCACCTCAGCGGGAAGACCTTCACCAGGGTGGACGCGGCCTTAGCCCGGGTGACGGTGCCTGCGGCCCGCGTAGGGCAGCTGCTCTACATCAAGCTCGTCTCCGTAAACATCTGGGGCGGCGGGAAGCAGTCCCTCGCCAGCGTTCCGGCCTACACCTTCACGCCCACCCTCCAGACTCTACCGGCGCCCACCAACGTCACGGTGGCGGTCGCAGATACGCCTTTCTGGTGAGGTGTTGCAATGAGATCCAAGGATGACATGGATGCTGTCATTAGCACAGGCGGCACGGCTGGCGGCCCTGCGGTCCTCAAACGGCAGTATATCGCCGTGACCTGGACGTGGCCGTCCAATGATGCAAATCCGGCCAGTTTTGAGGTTGCGATATACATCGGCGCGGACCCCACCGCCACGGACAACTATGTGGTTCCTCTGAAGAAGTGCCTGGGCACGGATAGGCACCTGCAGGTGGCCGTCTCACCGTCCACCAACCTGACGAACATAAATGCGGCTGTGAGGGCGCTGTATGAGTAGCTCACCCTGGACCACCAGTTCTGCATCTGGAACCGCCACGGCATCATCCACGGATCTGGCAACGGGGGCGGCTGTGGCCGCAGCCCAGTCCGGCGTCAACACCATCAACGATCCCGACACCCTGACCATCGGTGAGAAGCCGGGGGTCATCCTTGACTACAACGCGATCACAGGCGAGAACGCGGACCTCGTGGCGAAGGCCAATGCCTACGGCGTGGACCACTCCGCCTATGACGCGGCCTATTCCGCGCTGCTGTCCTACTTGGGCACGCTCACCAGTCCCACGGCCTGGAACTCCCTAAGCGGCACCACATCACTCGGCACCGGCAACCGTGTGGCCCTGTGGAACCCGAAGTGGGCCGCCGTGAAGAATGCCGCCGCCGATCTGCGGAATGCTATCGCGGTTGGAACGGCGCAGAACGCGATCAGCACGGCGGCGACGGATGCCACGAACAAGGCCAACGCCGCGCAGCTCGCTTCACAGCCGCATCAGGTCGCATGGGCCTATGCTTCCAAACCCGCGCTGCCAGATCCTGCCTACCCCCCAGGCTACTACGCCATCACCACGGACGCCCGCACGGTGCAGGTCAACGCAGCAGGCACGGCGTGGACCGACGTGCTGGTGGCGACGACAGGGCTCTTCGGGAAGGTGTTCGCGAACCAGTTGACGGTCACGAACTTCGACAACCTAGTCCCGAACCCAAATTGCACAATTACCAATGCCCCCACTGGGAGTTTTGAAGCGGCGGGAATGGTGAATGTTGGGGTCTATGGAATATCTCCTTCGGGGTGGTGCAGGGCAATTGTCAGCAACGGCGCAAACACCTGGATAGCGATTGCCTCTGTCCCTTGTAATCCGGGAGATCAGTTCTACGCCTCTTGTATGGGCATGTATGAAGGTGGTGGGACGGGTAGTGCTGGTCTTCACATTCAGTTCACTAACCCTTCCTCCGATCTTGGTGACTATATGTCTGGCGACATCCCGAGTTCAGGGACGGTTCAGATTTCACTGACAACCCCTCCAGCACCATCTGGCGTCGTTTCCGCAACTCTCTATATGAGGTTGACTGGCCCCGCTCCATCGGGGAGCACTTACCTGATGAATAATTTCTACCTCCGCAAGATGGCCGACGCCTCAATGATCGTGGACGGCACACTTCAGGCCCTTGTGGCGCGGGTGCCGCTGCTCTACTCGCTGGACATGCGGAGTGGTTCGGACGTGAACGGGTACCAGAAGGGCACGGCCAGCTCGGCACCCGTCGGGTTCAGGATCAGCGCGAATGGATTTCCTTCAACCTTACTCGGAGGCGAAACATTCACCGCGCAAATGGAACTAGGCTATGGCGTCAATCTCGCAGGCTATAAGTTGTCGGGTCTCACTGCCCGTTCCATGAGTGCCATCGGTGACAACGGACAAACCGGTGCGTCCTTCCGGTGCTTCTATCGGGGCAGTAATGACCCTGGCACCAATGGCAGCCGCCCCAACATCTCTCGGCTCACCGTCACGCCAACGCTCTACCAGACGGCCAGCCCCTACACGGGACGCCTGGACCTAAAGCTGGCTCCAAGCTCATACGCGGATAATCTGGATGGACTCTCCTACGCCAAGATCGAGTTGTTCAGTCAGTCCGCTGCGGGCACATCGGCCACGCTGACCACGAGGGGTGTCTACTATTGCCCGCTGCCGGATCGAATCTACTCCAACCCGACGAGCGATTCTGATGCTGGCAATGCGTCCTATGCGACACAGATTGTTGCCGAGTCCGCGCTGTCAGGAGTGCCAGCATGCAAGGTCACACTCTACGGCGTAGCGGGATCGAGCGATACCCACTGCTTCTACGCGGCATCTGGGTGGACTGTTGGTACCGCGCTCACTGACAACGGCACGGCTTGGCCGTCAGGTATCACGGGGGCATCGAGTGGCGGAACTGGATCTGGCACAGGTGGGGGCGGTCTATGTCCCGCCCCTGATGTGCCTTTGCTCATGGCCGACGGCACCGAGAAGCCCGCAGGCGTTATCCGCGTTGGCGACCGTGTTGTGGCCTGGGACGAAGCCGCTGGGTGCGAGTGTGTGGAGGAAGTCACGGGCGCAGTCATGGGCGCGAATCACCGATGGATGCTTGGGCTTTCCAACGGGCGCACGGGCCGGTTCGCTGCTAATCACCGGTTCCTGCTCAGCGATGGCCGCTGGCAAGAACTACAGCACCTAGTGCCAGGCGATGTGCTAACGAACGGCCTAGTCGTAGAATCCGCACGGCCCGACGTTTATGGGCCTGTCGTCAAGATCACCGTCCACCGTGTCCACACTTACACCACGCTGGGCGTGGTGTCCCACAACATCAAGCCTCAATAGCTATAGGAGCCTCCCATGGCCGACGCCCTGCAAACCCTCGCCCTTCTCAACGGAAAGGAGACCGCGCTCATCCAGGCAAAGAACCTGGTGGATCAATGCGCCGCTTCCATCGCCAAACTCCAAGTGGAGAACTACAACACGAAGGTGCCCGTTGTGGCGTCCCTCCAGGGGCTCGACTCCATCGGAGAGTTCTCCAATGTGGACCAACTTTTGCGGCAGGAGCGGTTCGCTGCGAAGTCTGCGAGTGTGGACTACATCAAGGCGAACCCCACCTGCACCGAGGCGGATGCCATCGCTGCATGGACGGCGGCGGGGATCGCGGCCACGGGGCTCCAGGCCCTCATCGTGCCCGCCGAGAACTACGCGGCGCTCTACCGCGCCAACCTCGCCAAGTCCGGGCTGACCCCCGACACCACATGGGAGAGCCAGCGGGCCTGGATCGTTGCGACGGATAAGGCGATCATCATGGGGGCGTGAGATGCAGACCGGCGATCTGGTCATGTTCCGAGGGCGCGGGCCCATCGCCGCCATCATTCACTGGTGGACCCATAGCGCCTGGGACCACTGCGGGGTCCTCTGGGTGGTAGAGGGCGAGCCGTTGGTCCTGGAGGCCCGTGCCATCGGCGGTGCGTCCTGCCACGCACTCCGCAACCGCATGGATGACGGCCCCACTGTCTTCCCCACCGGGCGGACCGTGGACGTGCCCATGGCCCTCCAGCACCTCGGGAACAGTTACTCCGTAAAGGATGCGATCCGGGCGGGCCTAGGAGAGCATGGGGACCATGCAGGCTGGGAGTGTGCCGAGTTCGCCGCCATGCTTCTTGGCCTGGACCACGAGGCGCGAGGGTGGACGCCGCAGGGGTTGGTGGGCTACCTGGTGGACGAACGGCGGACGAACGGATAGACCGCGCTGCCGGGTTCGCCTGCATTTTCAATCACTTACGGGCCGTCGCCAACGGATTTTGAGTCCGTCGCGTCTGCCATTTCGCCACACCGGCTGGAGGGCCAGGATAGCGCAGCGGCGGGGCTTTTCAAATCGCCGTGAGGGGCATGCGGCGGCCCGCGCCGAAGGCCTTGGGG